CGTTTTGATCAGCTAGTAGAGGACATCAGGCAGCGCGGTCAGCTGTCTAACATCGTGCTCCTCGACGGGAAGATCCTAGATGGCCGCAATCGATACCTGGCGTGCGAACGGATTGGGATCGAGCCGAAGACGGTCGAGTACGATCTGCCAATCGCCCCGGAAGACTTCGTATGGTCTCTGAACGCGGAGCGACGAGATCTGTCGGAGGGTATGCGAGCCGCGGCGCGGATGAAGCTCGCGGAGTACACGCTCAAGGCCCAACAGAAGCGATTCATCGCGCGAATGAACAAGTCGGCCCAGGCGAAGGCGAAGCCCCGGTCTGATGACGGAGCTTTCATAGCCAGTCCCGGTTCCGTGGACCCGGGACTGGGTCATGGTGAGGCCAAGTCTCTTGCAGCTCGCACCCTTGCCGAGGAGGCCCGGGTCTCGCCGGCCACGGCTGACCGTGTTCTCACCGTGGCGAACAAGCGACCGGACATCTTCGAGAAGGTAGCGTCGGGCGAACTGACTCCAACGGCCGCGATGAGGATCGTCAAGCGCGACGAGATCGGCAGCAAGCTCGCGGCACTTCCGGAAGGAAAGTTCCGCGTCTTCTACGCCGATCCTCCGTGGTCGTACGGGAATACTCAGCCCGACTACCACAGCGAGCAGCGCGACCACTACCCGACCATGTCGCTCTCCGACATCTGCGCGATGCCGATCAAGGACATGGCCCACGACGACGCCGTGCTGTTTCTGTGGGTCACGTCTCCGATCCTTGAGGAGGCGTTCCAGGTCATCCGCGCTTGGGGCTTCAAGTACAAGGCTTCGTTCGTGTGGGACAAGGTCAAGCACAACATGGGCCACTACAACAGCGTCCGGCACGAGTTCCTGCTGATCTGTGCCCGCGGGTCGTGCCAGCCGGACGTTCAGAAGCTCTTCGACAGCGTCGTGGTCGAGGAGCGCGGAAAGCACAGCGAGAAGCCAGCGATCTTCTACGACATGATCGAAACGCTGTATGTCCACGGCGACAAGATCGAGCTATTCGCGCGGAAACCAAGGAACGGCTGGACGTCCTATGGGAACGAGGTGGTCGATGCCGTCGGCTGATCCGATCTACCCGAACGCCAAGCATGCGAACGAGTACCAGCGTGGCATGGAGTTCCAGGACTTCGTGTGCCAGCTGCTATCGAGAGAAGGGATAGTCCTCCAGAACTTCGTTTCCAAGCTCTACCAGTACGAAGTCGGAGAGAACATCCAGGGGTGGGAGATCAAGAGAGACGATAGATGCTCCAGCACTGGGCGCCTCTCCATCGAAGTCGCTGAGAAGAGTTGTTCCGGTCTGCCGTTCTGGACCGATTCCGGGATCATGTCCCGGCTCAACCCGTGGCTCTACATCCAAGGCAACAGGTCCGTAATCTTCATCTTCGCCACGAAGATTCTCAGGGCGTACCTCGCCAAGAATGGATGTGAGATCACCGAGAAGATGGGAACTATCAGGACCTTTTACATCCCACTTGATGAAGCAGAGAGGCTCGCCCTTAAGGTGATTCGCACGGAGTCCTTATGACCTTCCACACCGGCGACCTGACCCCGATCTCCCCCGACGCCGCCGAGCTGATCGACTCGGCCCAGGACTGCGCGAAGAAGCTGGCGGAGTGCTGCGCCGAGAAGGACGCCGAGATCGAGCGGCTGCGGGAGGACTGCGCGGCGATTGCGCGGGCTCTGTTCGCTGTCTCCGAAGCGAGCAGGATAACGATCCCGGCCGCACGAGCAGACATCCAGCGGTGGGCTGAGATCGCGCGGGAGGGGCGGTGACCTGCGGAGAGTGCAAGTACTTCAAGCGACCAGAGGCGTTCGGCTTCCGGTCTGTGTGTGCGGCCCCGGTTCCGATCTGGGTGTTTCCGATTCCCGCGGAGAGACTGAAAGAGATCGCACCCGATGACGGAATGGCTTCTGACTGCGAGTGCTTCCAGAAGCGGGAGGGGCGGTGAGGGACTACGAACGCAGGGCCGTCGCGGACGCCGCCTACGATGCGTGGCGCAGCGGGCGCAACTACGACGACGCATGGGACGCGGCTCAGGATGCCATTGAATACTACCAGCCGCTCGACAAGTTCGACGCGGAGGAGATCGCGGAGAGTGCCGTGAAGCGGGAGGGGCGGTGACCAGTAGCAGCGATCTTCCGGTCGGGTTCTTGGCACAGGTGTTCGCGGATGGGTGTCAATGCGACTGCTGCAAGAAGGGGAAGGCCGAGATCGAGCGGCTCCGGGAGGAGAACAAGAAGCTCCATTACGAGAGGGGAAGTCTCATCAAGACAATCGCGGAGATAAGCCACGGAACAATGTCTGTTGGATTCATCGAAGAGGAAATGGCAAAGGCTTGGGCTGATCGGATCGCGCGGGAGGGGAGGTGAGACGACTTGTGATGTGGCTCGTCTGGAACATCCCTCTCGGCCCGCTCGTCCCGTGGGTGTTGGCTCTGGCGGTGGGGCGCTGGCCGAACAAGCAGGAGCGGATGATTCGTGTGACGCGGGAGGGGCGGTGAAGGCGTACTGGCTTGGTTCCGCAAAGGTCTACAACGCCGACGAGGTCGGGGCCGAGATCGAGCGGCTGTGCGAGCAACTGAACGAACACCGCGCCACGATCTTCGCCAAGGAAGCCGAAGCACAGAAGTGGGCAAACGAGTGCGAGCGGCTGCGGGCGGTGATCGTGCGGTGGGACGAGACGGGCAAGGCGGCGGCCGCGAACCCGCAGGACTACGACCTTGAGGCCGACCATGTTGCGGCAGAAGGCGCTCTCATCCAGATCGCGCGGGAGGGGCGGTGAGCAAGTCCCAGCGCGACAAGGGCCGACGCGGCGAGCTCGAAGTCCTCGCACTCTTCACAGAACGCGGCTTCGACGGCTCCCTGAGATACGAACAGCCCGAGTACGGCGGCGACCAGGGCGACGTCGAGACGACGGTCGGAAACTGGGAAGTCAAGCGCCGCGCCTCGCTTCCGAGTTGGATGCAGACCGCCGACGAAGTCCGCGGCGTGTTCGTCCGCAAGGACCGCGGGCCGTGGCTGGTGCTGGTCCGGGCCGACGACTTGCTGGCGTTGCTCTCGTCTGGCTCCGGAACGCACGCAATCAAGACCACGATCCGCATCACGAAAGGGAAAATCGAAGGAGGAACACCGTGACCCAGAAGACCGGAATCTCCGCCACGGAGCTCGCTCAGATCCTCGGCGTCCCGCGCTTCCTGATCTACAAACTCGCCCACAAGGGCCGCGTCACCCACGCCCTGTGCGTCGCCGGCAACGGCCGCTACCGCCACTGGCGCTTCGCCCCCACATCCCGCCTCGTCCCTTCCTCCCGCCGCCGGCCCGGCGCCAAGTACGCCCACGCCTACGACCTGGACTGACCGTGGACTGGATCCGGATCAACACCGGGCTGAACCGGCACCCCAAGGTGTGCAAGCTCGCGCGGCGGCTGAAGGTCAGCCGACACGAAGCACTTGGCCTCGTCGTCGAGCTGTTCTGCTGGGTTGGCCAGGTCAAGGAATCCGGAGAACTGAGCGGGATGGACCCGGAGGACTTGGCGATCGGCTGCAGATGGGAGGGAGATCCGGACGCATTCATTGCGGCACTGGTCTCCTGCGGCCTCCTCGACGTCACAGAAACGGGACACAAGGTCCACGACTGGATGGAGTACCAGGGCTATGTGTTCCACCAGCGCAACCGCCGCCGGGACTGGCGAGACCGTCAAAGAGTCGACCCTGAGTCGACCCTGAGTCGACCTACAGTCGACCGTGAGTCGAGTGACGTACGTACGTACGAACGAACAAAAAACACGCGCGTGCGCGAGCGCGGGCGCTCTCCCGCCGGGGCGGGAGCGCCCGCTCGCTCTCTCCGGGAATGGGAGCCGCCACGGTGAAGCACGTCACCGACCAGACCTCCCGAGCCGAGCTGGAGCGCCTACGAGACGCCAGGAGCCGTTTTGACGAGGGGAGGTATACCTGCCTCGCCTGCATGGACACGGGCCGGCTGTACGTCTCCAGGGAGTTCTACGGACGCCTCGCACTCGGCGTCGTCCCCTGCACCGAATGTTCCCTCGGAGCGAAGAGGCACCTCGACGGAGATGACTGCATCTGGGCGAAAGGGATACATCCGTGCCCCCTGTGCGGAGCCCACGAAGGGGAGAAAGTTCCCCTCGGCTGGACTCCCGAACCTCCCGCCGGGTTTGTGCCCTACGACCAACTCCCGGGATTCATGGCCCGCCGATGAGTGGACACATCGGAGCACGGCGCCCCTGCAAGATCTGCGGCAAGCCCCGGCAGAACGAACCCCGCAACGCCGAGAACGCTGCCGTCTGCCGGCGCTGCTACCCGGCCTGGATCAGGTACCGCTTCCACTCGGCCCACCTGTCCCTGTACCTGGGAAAGGAGCTCAAGGCCCACGTCCTGCGTGAGGCCCAGAAGCGACGCATTCCCGTCCACCAGTACGTCCGAATCGCCCTGCAACGAAGAATTCGCATACCCAAGTCGGAGTACCCGAACTGATCCGTTGCCTTCGGCACGATCCCGCGGGATAAGCGACCCGGGCCAGAGTCCATTTTTGGTCACGGGGCAAAATGGCCGGCGTCAAGGGACGAAGCGGGCTCAAGCCGATCAACCCGAAAGGGCGTGAATGGTTCCGTCGTCTCGTTGACGAAGAATCACTCCGTCGAAAGTACGAGGCCAACCTCCGCGCCAAGCTCGACGCCGGGGACACTGAGGCCTTCCTGAAGACCTTCGAGCACGGCTACGGGAGGCCCGGACAGACGCTCGACGTCCACACCAAGATCGACCTTCCGTCTGGACCGCTGAAGATCGTCATCCAGAAGGCCGAAGCGATCGCGATCGGCGGCTCGGATGACTGAGCTGTCGGTCAGAGGCCTCCCGCACCAGGAGCAGTTCTGGGCCGATCAGACGTCGCGCGAGCTGGCGATGATCGGACCGCTCGGATGCGGGAAGACCTACGGGCTGGCCGTCAAGCAGCTGCTGCTCCGGCTTGCCAACGCCAAGTGCGACGGCCTCCTGCTCGTCCCGACCCACGGCATGGCCGAGCGGATCCACAAGCGCGAATGGCCGGCGATCTGGGAGTCGCTCGGGTTCCCGGTCGAAGTCCAACACCAGCGCGGATGCTTTCGCTGGCCCTGGGGCACCTTCACCTGGCTGATGTCGGCCGAAGAGCCGGACCGCATGAAGGGCGTCAACGTCGGCGACGCGATGGTGGACGAGCCCGGGCAAATCAGCCGCGAAGCCTACGACGTCGCCTGCTCCCGTATCCGGCATCCGCTCTCCGCCGTCAAGCAGATGGCCCTCGCCGGCACGCCCGAGGGGATCAACTGGCTGGCCGACCTGTTCGGAGACCCCGACCCGCAGTCCGGCCGGCGGACGATCTGGGCCCGCCACTGGCACGCCTCCCTGGCGGACTACCCCGAGAAGCTCAAGGCGACCTACGGCTACGACCGGGCGCTGTTCGACACCTACGCCCGCGGCGCGTTCGTCCCGCTGCGCCAGGGCAGGGCTTACAACCAGTTCTCCCGGGCGACCCACGTCTGCGAGCTCATCCACGAGCGCCGCCTGCCGATGGTCCTGGCCTGCGACTTCAACGTCGACGCGATGCGCTGGGAAGTACTGCAACTCCTACCGGGTGAGATCCGCGTGATCGACGAGATCGCGCTCGGTCAGGGCGGGTCGACTCAAGAGGCCGCTCGCGAGTTCGTGCGCCGCTACAAGGGTCAGTGCTTCGACCTGACGGTCACCGGAGACGCCGCCGGCCAGGCGCGGTCGACTTCCGGATCGACTGACTATGCCGTGCTGGGCGAAGAGCTACGTCCGCACTTCACGTCGGTCCGGTTCAATGTGCCAGCAGCGAACCCGCGCGTTCACGAGCGCGTGCAACTGGTGAACTACCACCTCGCCGGCCGCAGCCGGAAGACCTACATCGACCCGAAGTGCCGGGAGCTGATCCTCGACCTCGAGCGCGTCGCCTGGCGCCCGGGAACGACCGAGATCGACAAAGCCGCCGACCTGCAGCGCACACATGCCAGCGACGCCCTGGGCTACGCGCTGTGGCAGCTCGCCCCGACCCATGCCGCGTCCCGGCCGGAACTGCCCGAGCCGGCGTTCCGTGCCCCGGATCCGATCCTGGAGGCCGCCTTCTGATGCGAAACGCACTCCGTCGGTGGCTGATGCCGGAACTGACCGCCGAGCTGACGGCGCTCGAGCGCCGGGTCCAGACTCTCAAGCTCGAGGCGCAGTCGGCGAAGCGCACGCTGCGCGAGGCCAGCGGCGTCCCGATCACTTGGGGCGAGTTCGATTACGAGCTCAACGAAGCCTTCCGCGGCAGGGACAAGTGGGTGACGCTCGCCAAGATGACGAGCGATCCGCACGTCAAGGGGGCGCTCCGGGTCAACACCCTGCCACTGGTCAACGCGAAGTGGGAGATAAAGCCGGCCTCCGAGGACGAGCGCGACCTCGAGATCGCGGACTTCGTCTCGGCCGTGCTGCTGCGGAAGCCGACCGAGAAGTACGGCCGGGAGTACTGGACTGAGACCAGCTGGACCGCCCAGCGGCTGCCCGAGATCCTGTCGATGCTCGAGTACGGGTTCGCGATGTTCGCGAAGTCGTGGCGGCCGGTCGGTGGCAAGCATGTCCTCGACCGCCTGACCTGGCTCGAGCCGTCCAGCGTCGACCCGCACGGCTGGCGGGTGGACGAGAAGACGGACGAGTTCCTCGGGGTCTTCCGCACCTACAACAGCCCGGGCGGGATGCCGCAGCTGCAGGACCCGATCGAAGCGGAAGACCTCGCGCTGTACGTCTGGGACATGAAGGGAGCCCGGTTCGAGGGGACGCCCTTCATCCGGGCGATGTACGGTCCCTGGTACCGGAAGGACTTCGTCCAGCGGATGGCGACGATCTGGGCCCAGAAGGTCGGGGCGCCGCCGCCGATCGGGGCCTACCCGCAGTCGTGGTCGGACGAGGAGATCACCCGGTTCAAGACGTTCGTCCGCGAGCTGCGCGGCACGGCGCCGTCCCATGCCTTCTTCGTCGGCCCGAAGGGCTCGGACGGCGAGGCTGCGGACGTGTCCTACGCCGGTTCGGAGACGGGCGAGATCGACCGCTCCCGCTCGGTCATCGAGATGGAGAACCAGGAGATCGCGCACGTCGGCGGGACCAAGCACATGCTCCTGGGGGAGACCGCCCGCGGCGCTCGCGCGGTCGCCGACTCGCAGCAGAAGCTCGAGATGCTCCAGGTGCGGGCGATCGGCGAGATCATCTGCGAGTGGGAGACGCACGGGATCGGGAACATGCCCGGTCTCATCGAGGAACTGGTCGACCGAAACTTCCGTGGCGTCCAGGCATACCCGTGCCTGACGGTATCGAACGTCTCGCCGGGTGAGCAGCTCGAGACGCTCGATGGCCTCATCGCCGCCAAGACAGCCGGGCTGATCCCGGACCACCCCGATCTGCGGCGACAGGTCACCGAGCGTCTCGGCTACGTCCTGCCGGACGAGGCCTACGAGATCGAGCCGGCCGAGATGCTGCAGCCGCCCGGCCCGAACGGCAAGCCGCAGCCCGAGCCGGAAGAGGATCCGGAAGACGACCCGCAGGAGGACCGCGGCGCTCTGACGACCACGGACACAGCGACGCTGGGCCTGCTCGACCCGGTCGGGTCAGCCGGCAGCCGGCGCCGCCCGCTGACCCGCCTCGAGGCCGAGTACGTCAACCTGGGCGCGGTCGAGGAGGCGTTCCGGGTCGGACAGGTGGACTGCGAGATCGCCCTGAAGTCCGCACTCCGGATGGTCAAGGACGAGATCAAGAAGCGGGTAGCCGACGGGAAGATCTCCCGGCGCTCGATCGACACCCAGCGCCGCTCCCGGTTCCGTGGCATGGGGCGGGCGATGGCCGAGCTGCTGCCTCCGATGGTCGCCACCGGGGAGCAGGGCGTCCAGCACGTCGCCGACGAGCTCGAGCGGCAGCACCGGCGCCAGGCCGGGCTGGCCTCGGCGGCCCCGGACCCCAGGAAGGGCGAGCCGGCGCGGAAGGTGGTCGCCGGCCGGGTCCTGCTCCGGGAGTCGGTCGAGGTGTTCGGCGACGAGATCCGGCTGTTCGCCGAGATGTCGATTGGCGAGATCTGGGACCGCGTGATGCGCGAGACGCTGGCCGAGTACGTCCGGCTGACGCGCGAGGGTCTCGAAGGCGAAGCCCTGGTCGCCGCGATGGACCGGTTCATCGACTCGCTCTCGGACAAACCGGTCAGCGACCAGGCGCGGAAGGCGTCGTCCGTGGCCTACAACCAGGGCCGGGACATGGCGCTCGAGACGGCCCGGTCGGTGGACGCCGCGACCTTCGCGATCCGGACCGGGATCCTCGACCGCGTGATCTGCGACCCCTGCCTGGACGTCGACGCGCACGTCGTCGAGATCGGGACGGACGAGTACTACGCGCTGATGCCGCCGGCGAAGTGCCTGGGCAAGGAGCGTTGCCGCTGCATCTACGTCGGGGTGAGCAAGGACCTGTCCCAGGACGCGAACTGGCGCACCCAGACCTGGCTGCCCGAGGACATCGAGAAGCGGTTCCCGTTCATCGACGTCGAGAGGTGAGCATGGAACTCGGACTGTTCACAGCTGCCGCTCCCGCGAGCCTCCGCATCCTGCGGACGAACCCCGATGGTTCGGGCGTCGTCGAGATGCCGATTCTCCGGGCCGGCACCATCAACCGGGCGCTGACCTCGGGCGGTGGGGAAGGGGAGCTCACCATCACGCCGGAGGATCTGGCGCAGATGGCGGCGAACTTCTCCGCCTGGCCCGGACCCGTGCCGATCAACGTCCAGCCGCACCGCAGCTGGGCGGACACGGCCGGAGCGGCGCCTGGGTTCATCGAGGGCATGGAGGTCCGCGACGACCACCTGTACGCGCGGATCTTCTTGACCTCCAACCTGTTCCGGGAGGTCGCGGCCGGTCAGTGGCGCGGGTTCTCGGTTGACATCGCGAAGGGGATAGAGCTCCCGACTGCGAGCTTCACCACCTGGGCCGTCTGGGGCGGGGTCTTCACGAACCGGCCGGCGGCCGACGTCCACTTCCGGAACGAACAGATCGCCGCGGAATCCGCCGCGACTGTCCTCAACTCCATCAAGGAGAATCCCATGAGCGAAGAGAAGCTGTCGTCCCTCGAGGCGCAGCTGAACGTCAAGGACAAGGAGCTGGAGGCGCTGGCGGCCGAGCTGAAGTCGGCCCGCCTGGCGCTGGAAACCGCCAAGCAGGCGGCCGAGAAGGTCAGCGTGGACGCCGGGAAGTCGGGCGTCGAGATCGCCACCCTCCAGGCGCAGGTGCGGGCGGAGCGGGCCGCGAAGTCCGAGCTGCAGGGGACGGTCGATTCCCTGTCCTCGGAGCTCGAGAAGACCCGCGAGCAGCTCAACGCGGCGAAGAACGAGAACCTCTCCCAGGCCGTCAAGAAGGTCATCGGCCGGGCGCTCGACCGCGGCGTGGACGCGGCCGTCTTCGAGGGCAGCGAGAAGGACCCGGTGCGGTGGATGAAGACCACCTTCGCGTCCTTCGAGGCCTTCGAGGACCACGTCAGCCACCTCCGCGGGCGCAAGGGCGCGGCGCTCTCGTCCGGCCGTCAGTCGCACGACGACGACGACCTGCCGGCGGGCGCGAAGGAGACCCTGGCCCGGCTCGGCCTCGACCCGGCGTTCGCGACGGTCGAGTCCGAGTCCGATCTCAAGCTCATCAAAAAGGGGTAATTCATGGCCGTTCTGGCAAAGAACGCAAACGTCGCGGTGATGGGGACGCCGGTCAAGATCTCGGTGCCCTGCACGGCGGCGGACATCTTCTACGAGGGCGCGATCGTGTGGGCGGACTTCTCGACACCGTCCGGTGCGACCGCCACCGTCACTCCCGCCGCGGGCGACAAGATCCTCGGGATCTGCGCCCGTCAGGTCACCACGACCGCCGCCGGCGACCTCGTCGACATCTACACCTCCGGGATCTTCGCGATCAAGGGCATGTCGAGCATCGACAACACCGACATCGGCGGCTTCGCGATCATGGACGTCTCCGCGGCCGTCACCGACAACCCGGCCGACTGCGTGTCGACCGTCGACGCGACCGAGGCGGCGAATGACTGCATGCTCGGCAAGATCGTGTCGTACTACGACTCGACGGCCTACGTCGAACTCGGGCCCGGCGTCACCGGGTGGATCTACAACGCCACGTCTGCGGACTGGGAATACTAGGAGGACTGACCCATGCCGCTGACTCACTCCGACGCCCTCATCCGCGCGACCGCGAAGGCCGCGTTCTGGCAGAGCTACGAGAGCTGGCCGTCCGTCTTCGACGGTCTGGTCCAGCGTGTCGACTCCAACGCCGACCAGGAGAACTACCCCTGGCTGGGCTACGCCCCGAAGATGCGGGAGATGGTCGGGTCGAAGGTCGCCAAGCCGATCCCGTCCTTCGACTGGACGATCAAGAACAAGAAGTGGGAGGCCACCGTCGCGATCGACTACGAGACCCGGAAGTACGGGAAGCTCGGCGCGGTCCAGGCGGTGCTCGGCAACCTCGGCCAGAAGGCCCGCAACTTCCAGCAGTCGCTGCTGTCCGACCTGGTTATCAACGGCGCCACGGCGACCTGCTACGACAGCCAGTACTTCTTCGACACCGACCACACCGACCCGGGCGCGGTCTACACGACCAACCAGAGCAACTACCTGACCTCGGCAGCCACGGCGGCGCTCCCGACCGACACCGAGATGTACACCGCCTGCGCGGCCATGATCGACGCCCTCCACGGCTTCAAGGACAACGAGGGCGACCCGGTCATGCCGGCGATGGGCGCGAAGCTCGTCCTGATGGTCCCGCCGCTCTACAAGACGGTGGCAGAGCGGATCGCGACCCAGTCCCAGATCACCGGCCCGGTCGGGAACGTGCTCCAGGGCGCGTTCGAGGTCCGGGTCAACCCGTGGCTCACGGCGCCGACCACGTCGGACGGACGCTGCTACATGTTCAACGCCTCGGGCGCCCGCAAGCCGTTCATCTACCAGGTCGCCGAGGACGTCACGCTCGAGGACAACCTGGGCGGCGACTACGAGTTCATGACGAAGGACGCGTACTTCTCGTCCTTCGGGTACTTCAACGTCGGGTACGGCGACTGGCGCTACGTCTGCGGCTACAAGTTCACCTAGCCGCTGGGGTGAAGCATGGCGAGATGGTGGCACGTCTTCATCTACAACGGGCCGGCTGAGTCCTGCGAGGCCTTCGGCCGGGTCTTCCCGCGCGGTGAGCGGGTCACCATCTCCCTGCCAGCCTGGAGCAAAGCGGAGCAGCGCGAGGCCTCCTCCGTCGGCCTGGACCACCTCGAGGTCTTCGACGCCGGCGCGAGGAAGGCCAGCAGGAAGAAGGCGGAGAGCGCCGGGGCTTCGGCTCCGGCGCCTTCCACCAAGCCCGTGTCGGCTCCCGCTCCGCCCCGGACCACGCGGCGCCGGAGGGACTCGCAGTGGCGCTGACCGAGAACGACTGCTTCTGCCTGGTCGACGACGTCGAGGCGCTGGTGGGCCGCGGGGCCTTCAGCGTGTCGACCGTTCCGACCGAGCAGCAGGTGATCGACACGATGGCGCGGCGGGCCGCGGCGCTCGAGGTCGTGCTGGCCTCGATCGGCGTGGCGAAGACCGTCTCCACCGGGTCGGCTCCGCTGCTGGCGACCGGGGCAGACGCCCGGCTGTACCGGCTCTGCGGCCAGGCGAACGCCTACCTGGCTGCGGCCGACGCCATCCTGATGAACCAGACCCGGGACACGGTGAGCGTCCCGGAGAAGGCGAAAGCGTACCTCGCGATCGCCGACGACATCGTGGCGACGATCCGCGCGGCTGGCCGCTCGGACGCCACCGGGCAGGACGTCGATCGGAGCTTCGTGACCGACTCGACGGACGAGACCGACGACGACTACCTCCCAACGCTGGACACGCTGGAGTTCTGATGGCTTCGGAAGCCCGTCTTGCCGCAAAGCGAGCCGAGTACGCCGACCGCGCAGCGAATGCGCGGATCAGGGTTACGACGCGCGTGAACCCGGCCCTGGCGGCGCTTCCGCAGATGCTGGAGATGACGGCGGCCGATCTCCGGCTGATCGCCGAACAGGTCGACACGCGGTTCCGAGTGATGATGTCGAGCCTCTACGAGAGCGAGGGCGCGTCCGGCGGGCAGCGGTGGCGCGAGCTCAGCCCGGGGTACCTGATCCAGAAGCGGGCCAAGTGGGGCTTCATCAAGGCCGGTCGCCGCGGGCTCCTGCAGGAGGTCCGTGAGCTTCCGGCGCGGTATCGCTCCGGGCTGTTCCGGCTGACCCTGGGCGAGTTCAAGATCCTGCAGCTGACCCGCCGGCTGCGGCTATCGCTGACCTCGAAGGGCCCGGATCACATCCTCGAGGCCGGGGACGTTGGGCCGAATGCCTACATCGTTCTTGGAACCCGGGTCGACTACGCAGAGCGCCATTGGAGCGGAGAGGGTCTACCGGTCCGGAACCCAATCCAGCGCACGCGGGCCCAGGACATCGAACTCGGCCGCGTCGCGCTCGACGCGATCCGCGGGATCGCTGCGCAGCGCGTGCGGCTCCTGGCGAGGGCATCCTGATGCCGCCGACGATCCCAAACCCGTCGTTCGAGGCGGACTCCGACTGGATGATGGTTGGAAGCGCCGGGTACTACGATTTGGAGTCGTACCAGGGGTCGCGCTGCCTGGCGATGACCACGGGCCGGGTCGGGGATGGCGAGTTGATCCCCTACGTCTACACGACCGGCTCGTCCTACGTCGACGTGACCGGCTTCGAGTACGGAAAGATGTACAGGGTTTCCGTGTTCGCCAAGGACTGGCAGCCGCCCAGCCCAGGGATCCCGTGGACGCTCGATATCCTGTGGCCGGACGGGACCCAGCAGGCGGTGATCGACGCCTACCCGTTCGCGGAGTCGGCCTGGGACGCCCGTGACGGCGCCTTCGTTGCCCTGGGTACGTCCTGTCGGTTGACCCTGGCCGTCCCGCAGACCAATTTCGATCCGCTCCGAACCGTTCTATTTGACGTCCTGACGTGCGGACTCGAAGGAGGACCCGTGGCCGTCCTGCTTGCTGAACGGGCCGTCGCCCAAGTCCTAGTCGCGCTTCAGAACGCGAACGGGTTGCCGTCGGAACTCACGAAGATCGCCTCGGAGCGCGGGGATTCGATCACTCTACCTAGCGCCGATCGCTGGTACACGTCCCCGCGCGCGGAGCTATCCTCGGACGTCGTGTCAGTTGAGGTTTTCGCAGAATCGACCCGGTTCGTCGATCAGGAGAAGCGACTCCCGGCCTGGGTCGCTGGCGTGCGCGAGGCCCTTCCGTCCGAGGTCGACATCATGATTCGGTTGACCCACGCGAACCGGAACATGGCCCCGCTTGGAGCGATGCGGAAGCGGACCGAGCGGTACGCCGCCGCGATCGCGCGCGTTTTCCGGAACTACCCGACCCTCATGGATTCGACCGGGTACATCCGCTGGGCGCGGCTGAACGAGGTCCGGTCTGCGACGTCGGACGCGATCGTGGACGACGGCGGCCGAATCGTCGTCGACAACCTGACGTTCCGCATCACCGTCAACATGAACGAGGGATCCGCGGGCGAAGGCCAGGCCGGCCAGGGCGTCCCGCCGTCCCACACCGTCTCGGAGACGTAGCATGAAGATACGCGTGCGGTCCCATTTCATCGTGACCCAGGCCTCGATCGAGGCCGGGGTCAACCTCGCCGAGGGCGGATACGAAGTCGGAACCGTTCTCGACGTCCCGCGCGAGGTTGCGGACTACCTGGTCGAGAACGGCCAGGCCGTCGCCGTCGACGGTAAGGAGGCCTGATGGCTGTCATCTCTCCGTGGAAAGGCATCATCGCCGTGAAGCCGGAAGCAACCGCGTTTACCGCGGAAACGACGATGGCGGACACGAACAGGTTCCCGGCCTTCGACGTCAGCTTCAAGTCGACACCGGACCTGATCTCGGTCCGGACGCTGAACCAGACGTGGGGCAAGGTCGCCAACATGGCCGGCGCGCGCATCAAGGGCGAGCTGACGTATTCGATCTACCTCCGCGGCCAGTCCGGCACGGCCGGCGCGGCGCTCTACTACGCCGACCAGTTGAAGATGTGCGGACTGTCTGTCACGAACACGCCCGGCTCGAGCAACACGATCGCACCGTCCGAGACGTTCACGGGCGCGACGATCTACCCGGCCCGCTCGTACTCCGTCTGGTACTACGAGGACGGGAAGATCTACAAGATGAGCGGCTGCCAGGCGAACCTGAAGCTGATCGCCAAGGCCGGGGAACCGGCGGTCCTCCAGTTCACCGTGATGGGGTGCCATTGGGAGACGGTGGACGGCGCGATCGCTCCCACGTCCGGCGTGTCGACGAACGTCCCGCCGAACTTCGTCGGCGCCACGATGTCGACGATCGGGACGGAAACCCCGATCCTCGAAACCCTGGAACTCGACCTGGGGAACGACATCCAGGAGTACGTCGAGGCGAACGCCCCGACCGGGCTGCGCGGCTACCGGATCATGAACCGGGCGCCGAAGGGAAAGATGAACCCCGAGGACACGACCCTGTTGGACATCGCGTACTGGACCCAGGTCCGGAACGGGACCACGGGCGCGCTGTCGACCGGGAACATCGGCACAGGCACCGGGAACAAATGGTCGCTGTCCTCGTCGCTGATCCAGTACCAGAACGTGACGATGGGCGAGCGCGGTGGAGCCCGGATCCTGGACATCGAGTTCGACGTCAAGACTGCGTCCGGCGCGGCCGAGGGCGCCGAGTTCACCCTCACGATCGGCCAGGCATAACGGAGGACCCATGCTGCGTGTCGCTCTGAACGACGACGAGTCCCGCTGGCGCTGGTTCCATTACGGGCGCCCGGAGTTCTCTGTCGAACTGTTCTGTCCGACGACCTCGGAGATGAACCGCGTCGCGGCGCGGTTCCGCGTGCTGAACGACGACCGCGACCTGAAGGGGTTGGCGAAGTACATCGGCGAGAACTGGTTCCGGGACTTCCGCGGGATCGTCGACCAGAACGACGACCCGCTGCCGAACACGATCGAGAACCGAGTCGCGCTGCTCGACCAGGTCCCCGGACTGATGGCCTGGGTCCAAGGTCGGATCGCGGACTTCTCGGCGTGGCTGGACGAGGGAAACGGAGGCAGCGGCTCCGTCTCCTGAGATGGGCGGTGCCGCTGATCCGGAACCCTGGGGCCGTACCGGACGACCACGCCGGCTGCAAGGCGCTGCCCTGCCTGGCGTGTTCGGCCGCAGAACGCCTGACGTCGGGAGACTGGTTCGTGATCGAGTACTTCCAGGCGGTTCGCGATCAGGTCGTCAACCAGTCCCCGATGGGACTCGAGGGCGGTGGCGTCTACCTGACCCCGCGGCTCGAGGCCTGGATCCCGATGCTCGACGTCCTGCGTGTCCCGCCGGGCGAGCAGCAACACGTCCTGTCCCAGGCGCGGTACCTGTTCGAGGCCGTCGAGAACCGCGAACGGGCCGGGTCCGTTCATTCGATCCCGCCGGCTGACCTAGCGCCCGTCGCGCTCGAGGAGTTCCGATGTTCGGACCCGTAGAAGGCCTGAAGGTCGTCGTCGAAGTCGACACGGCGACCGCTCAGACCAAACTGCGCGAATTCAGCGGGAGTATGGCACTGGCCGGCGCGGCGGCGTCGGACGGGCTGAGCCCGGCGCAGCAGCGGATGAACGAGTTCCTCGACACGATCCACGACACTCGTCAGAGAGCCGAGGAACTCGAACTCTCGCTGCGAAACATGGCTGCGGGATCGGACCAGGCAGCAACGGGGGTCGCGGCGCTCGGACTGACGCTCGGGACGGTTGCGGCGGCGGCTGCAGCCCTGGTTGGCGTTGGCCTGGTCGCGTTCCTCGCGGATGCCGTTCGCAGCTCGGAGGAGTTCAAGACAGCGATGAGCGACCTGGGGGTCGCCTACAGAGAGACCAAGGAAGACTTTGGGGACTTCATCGTTCAGACGTTCGAGTTGGATACGGCAGTTCGTGGCTACGCTGGAACGATCAAGCTCGTTTCCACCCTACTGAAAGAGAACGTGACGGGGCCCGGGTCACTCGGATCTCTGTTGTTCGGCGAGAACCAGATGAAGTTCTTGGCGGCGCTCGGGAGCCTGGCGCCAAAGGCCAAGAACTACCAACCGGCCGGGGCCATAAAGCCGGATGAGGACACGGCGTACTGGGATCGCGTCTTCAAAGGACTCGAGAAGTCCGTCGCCGAGTCGAAGAAGTTGGCATCTGAGTCCGAGCGGGTGAAGAAGGAGTTTGATGAGTCGGTCGCGCACGTCTACCGGATGGTCGAGGCCACAGAGAAAGAATACTGGAAGCTGCAAGGCCTGTTCGAGCTGATCGACCAGACGAACGCGAAGTTCACCTCGCAGGAGGACGGCGGGACGGGTTGGTTCGGACTCGGGTCGGGCGACGAGGCCTGGAACAACGTCGGTTCTGGTGGCGAATGGGGCGCCGGGACGATGTTCCAGGAGGACCGGATCGCGGCGATCGTTCGGGGCTGGACGGAGATGACGGACGTCCTGAACGTCCTCGTTTCAGGTCTAGGCGAGATGAATCGGCAACTTGCGGTTCAGATGGGACTCGTCCCGCCGCTGACGGAGTCGACGAACGAACTCACGCTCGGGCAGATCGCAACACACGAAGCCGTCAAGCTGAACGCGGAGGCCTTCGCTGGTCTGGCCACGGCGCAGATCATGGCCGCGCTCGCGGGCGAGACGTCGTGGAAGAAGGCCCTGAACACCATCGCAAAGCAGATGGTCACGATGAACCTGGCATACGCGTTGCAGAACCTCGCGTTCGGGATCATGGCGTCGACCGGAGTCGGTACCGCGATCCTGGGCGGCACGGCCCCGCAGTTCTACGCGGCGGCTGCGAAGTTCGCCATCGCGGCGGCGGCCTGGGGCGTGATCGCGGCGGTGTCCGGTGGCTTCTCGAGCGGAACCGGAGGCAGCGGGGCCGGCGGGAAGGGCCGGCCTGGCGGGAAGGAGATCGTGCCGGCCGTCCCGTCGACAGTCAGCGGGGAGCGCGAGACGGTCGTTAACGTGGTCATCACGGGCCAGGGTTACATCCAGAACCTGGAAGCCTTCGCGCGCGAACTGTCCGAACAGATGACCCGCGAACTACGGAGCGCCGGACGATGAACCCGCGGCTGCTGTTCCACAACGTCTACGCTCTCGGCACCGTGACTGCGTCGTCTACCGCGAGCGGATACCTGGCCTCGAACATCACGGACTGGCGTCCTGGTGCGGCCTTCTCCTGGAAGGCGAATGTCACGACGTCCCCTGCGACGTTGTCCGTCACCGTGGCGTCAACGTCCGTCGACACGATCTTCATCGCCGGCCACAACCTCGGCTCGCAGGGGAAGGACGTCACCGTCTCGCTGACGTCACCGTCCTCCGTGTCGATCGGGACGATCGCGTCGACCTGGGGGACGAAGTACTGGATGGCCGGGTTCTCGACGGCGACCGGGACGACCTTCACCCTGTCGCTGGCCGCGTCGGGCGGGTTCGCGTCGGCCCCGCAGATCGGCGTCGTCGTCCTGGGCAAGGCGCTCGAGATGCCGATGGGGATCCAGCAGGGCCACGACCTCAAGGGCTGGCGCCCGGAGCGCGAGGAGTCGTTCTCGGAAACGGGGTTCCCGCTGGGCGCGAACTTCACGTCGTCGCGCCGCCGGCTGTCGCTCGAATGGCCGGAACCGGGGTTCTCGAACTCCGAGTTCTGGACGAAGTCGTTCCCGAACTTCGACGTCGACTTCCGCGCGCACGCGGCACAGAACCCGTTCGCGTTCGGGTATGACCTGGCCGTGGACAACGTCGGCTTGTTCTGCCTCCTGCGGTCCGCGGCGCAACCGTTCGGGATCACGCATTCCTATCGGACGCTGGTCCTCGAGGCCGACGTCCACGAACCGATCTGATGCCGACCGCCGCGTACACAGCCCAGGTCGACGCGTTCGGGCGCCGCGTCCAATGGCTGGTCGAGATCGACCTCGACCGCTGCTCGCTGTTGTACGGGACGTCGGGCGGCGGCGGCTGCGGGGTCGCGGCGGACCTCGGGGACGGGGCGCGCTGCTACTACACCTGGCAGACGTGCCAGAACCCGTCCGCGTACACGAAAACGACGCGGACCTGGAGGTTCTGCCTGAACGATGTCCCGTGGCCGGACAACGCGAACCCGGCGCTGCCGTACCTGGCGCGGATCGTCCCGATCCCGCAGACGGTCGACCCGGACAAGCTGACCATCTTCCCGGCCGCGGTGACGGTCGAGTTCCTGCTCGACTACCGGCCCCTGCCACCGGACCCGGACAAGGGGGCCAGCCGCTACAACAGCGGGACGTCGGGCGAGTTCTGGCGCAACCTCCTGGCGCGGAACAGGAATTACGCGAACCGACCCGTCCGGATCCTGCGTGGCTTCTTCACGTCGTCCTTCGGCCTGTCCGACTTCGTCCAGATCGGACCGACGTACAAGATCAAGCAGATCACCGTCTCCGGGACGCGGGTCCAGATGAAATGTGCGAGCGCCTGGGCAGATCTGTCGAAGCAGACCGCGCCCTGGACGATCTCGAGTTCCAACGTGTTGAAGGCCGACATCGACGCGGCCGCGACGTCGTTCGACGTGAAGGACGGATCGCAGTTCCCGAACCCGACCGCGATCACCAGGTCGTCGGTATACGTCCAGGTTGAAGCCGAGGTCATGAAGCTGACCACGTTATCGACGAACACGATGACTGTCACGCGTGGACAGCTCGGGACGTCGGCCGCGGCGCACAAGGCCGGGAAGGCCGTTCAACACGTCCTGGCCCTGGGAACGTCCGCGGTCCCGCGCACGGCCACGGACGCGATGCTGGATCTGCTCGAATGGGCGTCCGTCCCCGCGGCCGACATCAACACGGCGACCTTCGACGCGGTCCGGGACGGGTACTGGTCGTCGCCAGACATCGCGGCCTTCATCCGGAAGCCGATGCGGGTCACGGAACTCATCACGCGGTTGCGCGAGCCGCGGAACATCATCGTTTACATGGACGACGCCGGGAAGTTCTGTGCCGGCGTGATCGGACCTCCTGCGACGTCGACTGCGTCGCTGACGGACGACAACCTGGTCGAGGGTTCCGTGTCCGTGGTCGAGGACATGGACGCCCGGATCACGCGGGTCGCGTTCTGGTTCGATCCCGACGAGGACGGCGGCGGTGCGAACAACACCCTGACGGAACGGTACTCCCGCGGGATCATCGTGATCGACGCGTCGCTCGAGCAGTCGAGTAACTACGGCGACAAGAGGTCCGAGGTCATCACGGACGCTCTGCTCGACCCGGCCATCCCGATCGGGCGCGCGCTGAACATCGCGCGCCGGATGACGACCCGGAAGGGCAACGGGATCCGCTGGATCGAGTTCGAGGTCGACTTGAAAAACGGGTCCCTGGCAATCGGGGACACGGTGTCGATCACGACCAGGCACATCCTGGGTGCTACGGGGTCCCCGCTGGCGCGATCCTTCTTTATCGTCGAGCGCGAGGACTCGTCGCCGTCGACGGTGAAGTACCGGGCGATCGACCTGAACGTTTCGGGCCGGTTCCTGCGGATCATGGGCGACGGTGCGACGGACAGTTATGACTCGGCGTCGCAGTCGGAGAAGGACACCGGAGGTTATTGGGGGAACGCCACGACGAACACGGTCGGCTCGGCGAACGAGACGGGTTATGTGTTCTGGTAGGAGGAACGGTGCCGACAGCCTGGCCGACCACGACGCGCGCTGAGTTCGACCCGAACAAGGCCGTGCGGACGTCCCGCGTCGCGGCGCTGGTCGCGCGGGACGAGGTCCTGCGCGAGCAGCCGTTCGTGATCTACTTCGCCAACCAGACCGCGACGACCCTCAAGAAGATGGCCTCTGTCGTCGTCATGAACTACGATGCCGCGGTCGGGAAGAAGCTGTCGATCAACCTGTCCTGCTACGTCTCGGCCGGGACCGGGACCTGGTACACGATCATCTCCGGGTCGCAGTCGTCGAACGTCACCGTCACGAACACGGGCAGCGCCGCGCGGTCCGGACCGCCGTCGCCGAACCTGTCGATCTTCCCGGCGCTCGTCAACACCCTAGGCGCTCCGGAACCCGTCACCATTGAGATCTGGGGGTCCTGCACCGGCGGCACGTTGAACGTCGCCGGCCAGTATGACTCCTGGTGCTGGCTGGAGGACTGATGGCGACGACCTGGCCGACGCGGACGGTCGACGGGACGCTGTCCGGGGACGGCGCGAAGGTCCTCGGGCGTGACCTGTGGGACCGGGACCAATGCGTCAAGCAGGCCGGGTCGACTCAGTACGTCACGCCGGACAAGACCACGACGTCGACGACGCTATGGGGCGCGACGCTGTTTACGTTCGGGATCCGGTATCCGAACTTCATCCGGTCCGGGGAGCTGGTCCGGTTGACGCTCTGGATGAAAAACAGCGTCGGCGGAACGTCGGTTGCGCATTTCCGGATCGCTGACGTCGCGTCGTCGACGTTCGGGACCGACGCGTCGACGAACTCGACGACGCTGACCCTGTGTACGTCGGCGCTGACGGTTCCCGATGGCTGGTATGGGACTTACCGGACGATCACCGTTCAGGGTTACAACGTCACCGGCGGGACGCTGACGGTGTCGACCGAGAAGCTGTGCGCTAACCTTCGGTTCGGAGACTAGGCGATGCCGCTGTGGGCGCCCGTCACGTCAGGGTCATACGCGTCGGGGAAGCTGTGGACTCCCGACCTGACGCTGTCGCTGATGGGACGGGACTTCGCGCAGTTTTTCTCGCCCTTCTCCTGGTCGCTGGCGTCGTTCACGGCGACCGGCGGGTCCGACGAGAAGGTCGGCGACGTCGGGGTCTGCTTCCCGGACTCCTGGGACGGCGACCTCGGATACGGCGTCGGGATGCGCCTGTCGCTCGACTTCTCGGTTCAGTTCGGCTACGTCTCGGGCGGGGCCTGGGCGGCTGGCGCTGATCTCTGGGTCAAGATCGGCTCGGCGACCGGAGCGAGGACGACGGTCGGCGCATCGAGCGACGGGAACGGGACGATCACCATCCCGACGACGGTCCTGTTCGACGCGGTCCAGGGCGCGCTCCCGACCGGACCCGTCACCGCGGAACTGTGGATCAACTACACCGAGGGCGCCGACACCTGCTACGTCTCGCGCGCCTTCACCGCCGGGCTGACGTCCTGGTACGGGTTCAGGTTCCTGTGAAGAAGGTTTCCATCACCGCGCAGCCGTCGCTGCTGATCGCGCCCGGAACGGACGGGTCGCTCCAGGTTAAGGACGTCTCCGGGGTCGGGGAACTCTTCTTCGTCGACACGACGGGCCGGGCGGTCCAGTTGACGTCGGGCGGGGCGGTGAACGCGACCGTCACCGGCGGCGGCGGCGGCGGGGTCACGGACCACGGCGCGCTGACGGGCCTGTCGGACGACGACCATCCGCAGTACGGGGCGCTCGCCCAGGCCGAGTCCGTGGCCGCGCTGTGGTCGTTCACAGAAGGCCTCCAGGTGTCGAAGGTCCATACCTCGCTGCCGACCGCCAGTACCGTCCCGAACGCCCTGGTCGTCCTCCGAAACGGTTCCGTCCGCGCACAGCTCTGCTGGTCCGCGCAGAAGGCAGATGGGTCATGGGCATGGGTCTATCTCGGCACCGCGCTGCCGTAGTCGCGGCGCTGCTCCTGTTCGTCGTCGCGCCCGCTCGAGCGGACGGCCCGGTCTACGCCACGACGTCCCTTCCGGCTGTGGGCGGGTCGTGTTCGGCGTCCCCGCCGATCGTCGACCAGTCGAACCATCGGATCTACGTCTGCGAGTCGTCGCTGTGGAAAGTCCGCGACCTTCCGGTCTGCAACGCGTCCCCGCCGACGTCCCCGGCCTGTGCCTCGAACCTCCATGCCGCGTGCGGCTATTGGGCGTCGACCACTCCCGAGATCTGGATGTGCAACAGCAGCAACACCTGGACGAAGGTCACGGGGTCTGCCGGCGGGGCGCCGACGACCGCGACGTACATCACGCAGACCGCGGACGGGACGTTGTCGGCCGAACAGGCCCTGTCGGCCCTGGGCACCGGGCTGATGAAAAACACGACGACGACGGGGGTCGTGTCGATCTACGGCGGCGCGACGTGTACCAACCAGTTCATTCGGTCGCTCGACGCCAGCGCGGCGCCGACGTGCAACGCCGTCAACCTCGGACTCGACATCACCGGGACGCTGCCCTTGGCGAACATCACGGACAGCGGGACGGCCGGCCTGGTGATGACGTCCGGCGGGTCTGGAGGGGATCCGTCCTGGACGTCTGCCGGCGCCGGGGATGTGACGGACGTCGGGTCGTGTTCCGGGTCGGCCTGTTTCAAGTCGGGGACCTATGCGACGACCGGGACGCAGGACGCTCAAGTCCTCTGTTGGACCGACAGCGAAGGCGACGACCAGTTCTGCATCGACAGTTCCGCGACCGCGCTGGCGTCAGACTTCAACGTCGCGCCGCCCCTGTCCGGGACGCGGCTGTGCGCCGCCGGGGACGGCGGCTGCGGCCAGTACGCCGCGGGCCTGGACTCGAACCAGACGAACACGCAACCCTACGTCTGGCGCGACGCCGGGAACGGACGGATCTGGTTCAACGCCAACGAGGACTCGGACAACACGGCGAACCAGGAGTTCGGGATCGACTACAACAGCGGACCGTCGACGATCTTCTACTACGCGAACGGATCCTGCACGGGGTCCTGCTCAAGTTCCGGAGGCAGTTCGAGAGCCTACTGCTACAACTCGGGATACCTCTACTGGTGCGACCTTTCCGGGTCAGGAAATTGGGTTCAGCTGAACGCTGCGAAGTCCCTTGCCGGAACGGACGACGACGTCGACGGGACGATGGAGAACGAGGTCGAGTCGACGTTCGTCAACAAAAACACGGCATCGCCCGAGTCATTCTTGTTTGACGCGGACGACAACGGGTTCGCCGACTTCGAGATCGTGCGGACTACGGCTGGGAACTCGGGCATCCGTCTCCTGGACGGGTACGGGTTCATTCAGTTCGGGGTCGGCGCGAAGTTGAAGTTCAAGCTGTGCGCCCCGTCCTACACGAACTGGTTCTTTTTCGACGAGGACGACGATGGGACGTACGACGCCGCGGATGACTTCTGCTTCGGCGTCGGTGGATACGACTACAACTGCGACTGCGCGGCCGACGCCCCGGTGATCGGGTCGTCCGGGGACGTGATCTTTAATTACGCCGGGAACCTGATCGGGGACTCAGGTTTCCAGTTCGACCTCTTGTCCGGCGTCCTGACGGTTGGATCGGTGGAGGCCGGGACGGTCGACGTCGGTTCGGACGGAACCGCGGACCTCGAGGTCGACGGGTCCGGGAACGTGACGCTGAACGGCGCGACGGGCGCCGGGAAATGGATCTGGACCGGGTCGCTCGGGGACTGCGACGGGGACGGGTCGGCGCTCGGTTACGATCTCACGACCGGGATGCCGGTCTGCGGAGACGACGACAGCGGAGACGAGGTCACCGTCGACGGGTCGGCCACGACGACACCGAACTTCGACGACGGCGGGGACATCAACTTCGCGTACTCCTCGCCGAACATCACGGCGACCGTCAAGGCCGACAGCGTCGCGCTGGGGACGGACACGACCGGGAACTACGCCGGCTCGGCCAGCGAGGGCGGCGCCGCGACGACGGCCCTGGCGCTCGACGCCAACCCGTCCGACTGCTCGACAGGAACGGTGGCGACGACGATCGCGGCCAGCGGGAACCTGACGTGCAAGAACGAGACGCTGGGGGCGTTCACGTTCAGCTTCTCGAACCTCCCTGCGAGCGGGACGAGTAACATGAGGGTCGGCGTCTACGGCGACGGGTTCGTCCGCTGGTATACACCCTACGCGATCACCCTCACCGGGATGGTCTGCTACGTCAACGCCGCGAAAACCGGCGGGACGCTGGCCGTCACGGTCCTGAACGCCGGCTCGAGTACGGACATCACGCGGGACACGTCCACGGCCTGGGCCGCGTCGACGCCATACAGCGACACGTCCTGCTCGTCGAACTGCAACGTCAGCGCGGACTCGTACGTCAACATGCAAGCTGTCACCGCGTCGACGTTCGCGCCGACGACGGCGGACCTTCAATGCCAGGTGTTCTACGTCATGCAGTAGGAGGACCGGGATGAACACGATGCAGGTTCGGATCTTGATCGACTTCCAGGAATGGCACCAGGGCGACATCGTCTGCATGAGCGAGCGGGACGCCAAGCAGTTGATGGCTGTGGGAATGGCCGAGGGCGTCGATCTGTGAGCCTCCGCCGGCTGGTGGCGGTCCTAATTGTGTTGGCCGCCCCCGCGGCGCACGCCTGCATGAGCGACGACTGCTCGAACGACCGGGTAGGGGTACTCGGTGACGAGCGGGTCTGCTGGCTGGCGTCGACCGGGGCGACCTACTACGTCCTCGCTCTGAGGACGCCGGGCGAGACGAGCTACATCGTGACCGAGTGCGCGAGCACGAACAGCACCTGCAAGGACCTGCCAGGGACGGCCTGTTACGGGGACGCGATCGTGGTCAAGGCGTGTATGCCGGACACCGCGGGCGGCCCTGACCTCTGTTCCGAGTGGAGCATCATGGCACCCGTCGAAGTGCTCCCCTATGCCTGCCTCAAGGGTTACACGCAGCACACGGGGCCGCTGCCACGGGACAACTGGACCGACACCTGCGAGACGCCGTGCTTCCAGGGGGCACCGCGGCGACTCCCCCATCTGCCGGAGTGTCCGCCGTGACCGAACTGTCCGACATCTACGAACGCCTGGGCGTCATCGAGACGAACGTCGCCACCCTGCTCGAGCGCAGCAACGCCGGCCAGCGCCGAGAGGAACTCTGCCGGACCGATCTCTCCCGCCGACTGGACCATCACGAGAAGCTGTTGCGGGGTAATGGGACGCTGGGCCTGGTCGCCCAGGTTGCCGAGCTCGAGCGCCAGGCCATCGAGCGAGCCGCCGAGCGGGCCAGGATGTCAAAGCTGATGTACTCGGTCCTGGGTGTCGTCCTGGTTCAACTCCTATTCCGGGTGCCAGACGTGATCGCGCTGCTGCAGGCGCATCGGATCACCCCATGAGCGCCGACCTGAGAGCGATCTCCGAGCAGGTCTTCCTCGGGCTCGTCGTGTGGCGCGAGTCCCGCGGCGAGTCCGACGAGTGCCGGGCCGCGGTGGCGTACTCGGTCCTGAACCGCGTGGCCCGGCCGGCGTGGTGGGGCAAGTCGGTCATGTCGGTGATCGCGAAGAAGTGGCAGTACTCCTCGATGACCGCGTTCGGGGACCCCCAGCTCGTCATCTGGCCGACGGACACGGACCCGAGCTGGTGGGAATGTCTGGAGATCTCCGGGGCGGCGATGCGGGGCGAGATCCCGAACCCGGTTCCCGGGGCGGACAGCTACTTCGACCTCTCGATCCCAGCCCCGAAGTGGGCGAAGCCGGAGATGTTCGTCCGGCAGATCGGAAGGATCCGGTTCTACAACCTCGACCGGGATCCGTGTGTCCCGGTCAACTGGCCGTAGGAGGCAGTGTGAGCGTGCCGTTCCCGCAGGCCCGAGCCCTCCCGAAGACGAAGGTCGAGTTCGACAAGATGCTGCGCGAGGCGTGGATGAACACGAGGAAGGCGCGTCACGATCTCGCCCGGATCGTGGCCGTGGCTTCGGAGCAGGTCGCGCTGGCGACGGTGAAACTGAACGACGCCGACGCCGTGCTGGCCTCGCTGATGGCCGTGGACGCGGGCAAGTTGCCGCATGACACGGCCTGACCGCCCGCCGTGGCTGGAGGCCGAGGTCGTGGAGCTGCTCCGGGCGGCGGAGCCGTTCGCCCGGCTGCCGTTCCCTGCCGACTGCCCCGACGACGGCTACCAGCTCCTCGGGGACGGCTGCGTCCGGGTCTACGCCCGCGAGGTCCGGCGTCTGGCCGCGGCGATCGACGCGATCCGGGCGGAGTGGAGGAACGATGACGCCGAGGCTGGCCGGGTATCGGAACGTACTACTGATCCTGTCCTACCTGGGCTGGACGCTGATCGTGCTTCGGCTGTCGGAGCCGCCGTCGGGGTTCACGCCGGACTTGATCTACGCCCTGTCGACCCTCATAGCCTGGGTCGGGGGCATCGTGGTGGCGGCGCTGACCGCCCGGGCGGCGAACAAGATCGCCGACAGGTGGGAGCCCGGGGCGTTCCGCGGCGGTCTCGCTGGGAAGAACGGCGGGACGCCGAGCGCCTCGCCGCCAGAATGATCCGGGACGGCGTCCGCCGGGACGCGACGCTCCGGACGCTGCACGAAGCGGGCTTCCCGTGGGTCGTGGCCGAGCTGGCCTACGCCTCGGCCAGGAGGGTGTTGCGATGCGAGTCAGTTGGAGCTGGGCCCTGATCCCCCTGGTGATCGCGGTCTTCGCGATCCAGACGTGCGCCCTGGTGAACCGCGGGAACAAGGTCGACGACCTGCGCCAGACGGCCGAGGAAGCCGAGCTCCGGGCCGAGGGCCTGGCGGTGGCCCAGCAGCAGACCGAGCGCCAGCTGAAGGACGCCCTCGACGACGCCGACCAGCTCCGCGAGCAGCTGGCCGCGGCGCCCCGCGGGTCGACTCCGCGCGAGGTCGTGAAGTGGCGGACGAAGTCCGTCGAGATTCCCGTGCCGTCGTCGCCATGCGATGGCTCCTCCTCCCCCCCGCAGGACGAGCCGGGGTCGGTTCTCTCGCCGCCGACCCCGGCTCCTTTTTCCGTCCGGCTCGAGGGGACCCAGGCCACGCTGCAGACGCGGAAGGGGTCGATGTTCGTGGTCGGCTCGGTCGACATCGTGAGGGTCACCCCGGAGCCGGAGGAACTCCTCGCCCGGTTGCCGTGGGAGACGGACGCGACGGAGTTCCTCGTCGCCGCGCCGGCACCGCGGAGGCGTGCTGGGTGGGGCGTGGGGCCCGCTGTGGGCCTCGTCGACGGGGAGTGGGTCTACGGCGCCGCGGCGACCGGGCCGGCCTTGGGCGGGCGCGTGGCGCTCCAGCCGGCTGCCTGGGCGCTGGCCGGCGACGGGCATTGGACCGGCGCGGGAGCAGTGCTGGTGACGTGGTAGGCGTGGGTCTGTTTGGGTCTGTTCGTGGGGCCGCCTGTGCCCTCTGCGGCAGTTCGACCGGGTTCTAACTCGCTGATTCTTCGTCTGTGGCCGCGCGTGCCCCCAGGCGCCAAGGTCTGCAAAACCCTTATTCGTCGGTTCGATTCCGACCGGCGCCTCTCCTACTCCCGCGGGGGTTCACAGCGATCCGGACCACCTTCCCCGTGGGTCTGTCGTGGGTCCCTTCGTTCGCCTCCCATACGCCTTCGGGGACGTCGGGGACCGCGTGGACGTACCGCTGGGTCGTCGCCAGCCGGGCGTGCCCAAGCCACGCCATGACCGTCGGAAGCGGAATTCTGCGGTCGTTCGCCCAGCGGCTGGCCCGGTAGTGGCGCAGTCGGTGGAGGCTCGGGAGCCCCTTCAGCCGGGAGTCGAGCGTCGGCCCGGTGTCCGCCAGGCAGACCCGGTCGCCGGCCCCGGCGCGGCAGGCCGTGAGGGCGTCCAGCAGGCGCTCCGACAGGATCGGCACCCGGCGGGGCTTCCCGCCCTTCCCGCGGCGCACGGTCAGCCAGCGGCCCGCCAGGTCGACGTCCCGGCCGCGCAGCTCGACGATCTCCATGCGCCGCAGCCCGGCGTCCGCGGCCAGCAGCAGGGCGGCCTTCGCCTGGGGCCCCGGGCACGCCTTCAGCCCGGCGACGAGCTCGTCCTCCGTGGCCGCCGTCCGGGGCGTCGTGTCCCCGGGCCGGGGGACCGGGATCTCCGGCATCGCCGGCAGGTACCCGAGCGTGACCGCCAGGCGGGCCAGCTGGCGCAGCCGGCCGAGGCGGTTCCGGATCGTCTGCCCGGCCAGCCCGGCCTTCCGCAGCTCGGCGACGTAGGCCAGGACGGCGGCCCGGTCGGTCCGGGCGACGATCCGCCGGCCCCAGTACTCGAGCACCAGGGCGAGCTCGCGGAGGTACCCCTCGCGCGTGGCCGGCGACCGCTCCCGGTCGGCGTGGGCGTCCAGCCACTCGACGAAGGACTCCTCAAGGTCGGAGAAGGTCACGGCCGGGACCAGCTTCTTCTCGCGCAGCTCGAGCCCGGCCGCGGCGGCCAGCCGAAGCCGGCGCTGGGTCGCCAGCCACTTCTCGGCGTCGGCCTTCAGGTGGAACGCCCGGCGCTTTCGGTCCCCTCCGACCCAGACCTGGGCCCGCCAGGTCCGGCCGTCGTGGGTCAGGCTGCCGTCGCCCCGGGTCATGGGGAACCCACTTCCGCCATGCGTCCTCCCTGAGCTACACTCGGATTCCCCGAAGTCCAGACCGAACGCGGGCCGGTTGGAGGCCAGGGAAGGCCGGAATCCCGCGTGGTGAGCCCGTGTCCGTTATCGTCCGTTTCCCTGATGCGAGGTCTCTGCGGCTCCGCCGGGCGGCCCAGCTGATCGACGAGCTGCTGGCATCCCTCGCAGCCGATCGACCGCTGCCGCGGCCAGTCGAAGCACCGAATCCGCCACCTCGGGGGCGTCTTCTCGGAGGATCCTCCAGAGGTCGACGATCCGCTCTTCCTCGGTCGACAGGGCGGGCTCGGTCGGGCCAGTCGCACTGAGCAGGGCTCGGACAGCCCGCCTCACGAGGATGCTTCGGTTCAGCCCCTCGGCAGCGGCCCGGCGGTCCAGTTCTGGAATCCATTCCGGCGGGACCCGGGCGAATAGGTCGCCGTCTTTTCTCCCCATAGCCCCAGTCTAGAAGGTACTCCGGAGGGCCCCGGCCGGCTCCTGTCATTTTTCCCCAAACGGTCTTGACATCTCCTGTCATCGGGGCATAGACTACCCCACAATGACAGACGAGGCCACAGGGACCGTCCTTCGCGAAGCCGACGCCGCCCGGTACCTGGGCGTGTCGCCCCGCCAGCTCCGCCGGTGGCGGAACTCCGGGCTGCTGGCCCACGTCCGCCTGTCGCCGCGGATCGTCGTCTACCGCCGCCCCGATCTGGATGAGTTCGTGTCGAGCCGGGCTGTCGCACCGGTCGTCGTGCCCATGACCCGCTGAAAAGGGAAACGCCCCGGCTGGCACCGGGGCGCAGACGGGCGAGAGCCCGAAGGAGGTTC